AGCTTACGCATTTGTATGCTGTAGCACCTAATATTGATCGAACTCAACCATTGATGTTGATAGATTTTGATGAAGAAGAAGATTGGGCTGTGTTTCGAAAACCAAGTGTTTTAAACCTTAAATCTGGTGAGTTAGCCACGAACATGCCACGGATTGGAGACCGTATAACAAATGAAAAATTTGCGGACATTCGTGATGTATCTGATATGACTAAGGTATTATCTGATGTGGAAGTAGCTAGCGTTCAAGGTAGGAATTACTACATGTTAAATTCGACTATTGCTGGAGATTCCGGCAGTCCTTTATGGTATCGTGGAAAGTATTTTGGTATGCATACGCATGGTTCAGGTGATACTGAACAGCCACAACGCGGTACAGCAATTAGCGAGAAATGCCGGCTAGTAGTTAGTTCTAATATTAATAAAACAGTTGGGGCTAAAATGACTGAGTCGTGGGTGGAAGATTTTAAGGATCTTAACCCTGATCTGAAATTTTGGCGATTAGAGTCCAAAGATATTGTTCCTGTCCTACGCTGTGTAGATGGGAGCGTAGCTGAAAGTGACTTTGATCGTAATGAACGTGATCGTCAACGACGAGATGATAAGGATGACTATTTTAGACCAAAAGGTAATAAGGGTGAGCGTGAACGCGAACCTAAAAGTACTGGTACTTGGAATGGCGTCCCTACTTATGTCGATAGTGATGGTCGTGTTATTGCTGTGATAGGTAGGAAATCTGATCAATATGTAAAAGATTTAATTGGTGCTCCATCAGGTGAAAGGAAGCAGAAGCCTAAGGGTGAAGCTGCTCAACCTGAACGTAAACAATGCAATAATGGCACTAGTGCTAATTGCAAACGAGTTGCACCAATGTTTTGGAAAGGTGATCGCAAATGTAAATTTGATCATTCCATTCATGATGCGGGTGAAACGTGCGCTGAAAGTGCACGAACCCAATTCACACAGAAGATTAGTAATCCTGCTATGTTGCAGAAAGAATCAGCTATGGTTCAAGAAGCTTGTGCGGCTAAACAAAGCGATCGTACTGGTAAAGCTGGTAACCTTGTCAAGTGCATTAAGCATAGTCCGCACCTTGTTGAAGAACAAGCCGTAGCTTATTGGGAAGCTGTTGAACTTATTAAAAGGCCTCAAGTGCCTCCAATGGTTAAACAATCTCCCCAAGTGAAGGAATCTATTGATATTGATGGTCATCCTTCTCCTTGTTATGCTTTAAAAGCCCACCGTACTGGTAGTGGCTCGAATACTGTAAAGTGTTTGCCACATGGGTGCTTGCAAAAGGAGGAATTGATTGATTATTGGGTAGTTAAGGAATCTGTTGAGCAAACAGTTCCTGACTCCACTTTAGATTTAACTGAAAATAAAACAGAACCAACCGTAAAGGAAAAGCATGCTGCTAAGCAACGGGATGAGTATGACCGTAGTGCATGGAAAGGCGCTATTAAAGAGTTGTCTGATGATATGTCAAAAAACTCCCAAGGTCCTCTGAAGCACGACAAGACGCAGTAAGGCGGCTTGTCGCGCACTACTCTGATGTGCTCAATTTGAACCTGGGCTATTCAGAGGACGTCCATCCTGAAAAGAGTGCGCAAGTAGCATATGTACATAAACCTTTTTTTTACGTCCAACGCCATCTTAAATATAAAACGAAGATGGAGACGGATTATTATATTAGAAATTTAGTAAATGATAAAGTTGGTGATGTGCCTTTTGGCGTTAGTAAGCCCTCAGCCACTGGTGTCTATTTAGACTTTGCCAAGTGGAGTAATAATGAAAAGAAACGGGAACTAACATTTGAAATGTGGTTAGCTGTGCTAAAAGTGCAGGAAATCTTAAGTCGGGCAATGCCACCGGGTGCTGAAACAGTATCTGGTCCCGAATTTGATGAGGCAATCCGAGAATTAGACCCTCTCTCGAGTCCTGGCTGGCCATGGAATAAAGCATTTAAGACGCGTCGTGATTGGCGATTTTCAAATAAAACCGATCCAGCGTCGCATACTTTGTGGTGGATAAATTCAGGTGAATGTCTATGGAACGTTTCACCTAAAGAAGAGATTCTTCCACTTGAAAAATTAGAATCTGATAGGCTGCGCGACTTCATGGCAGGCCTAGTAGAGGAAAACATAGTTTGTAAAATAGCTTTAGGCGATTTTTCTAACTACCTCTGCAAAAATTGGCGTCAAACGTGCTTTCGTGTAGGAATGAGCATGATGCACGGTGAATGGGACTATATGATAAGGTCCTGGCACAAACGTCATACTAATTGTCGTGAT